ACCTCTTCTGAATCCAGAAAAACCTAAGTTTAACGCCATCTCTTCGTCATTGTCAAAAAGACCATATGAAGTACCACCTGCTCCGTAAGAGTTTTGTGCAGCTAACATATCATCGATATCAAAAGCAAACTGACGATCAACGAATAGTACGTTTTCTTCAATTGCTCCTTGCTTGTCTAGACGACTAATTACATTGTCAAAGTCAGCTAATACTGTTGGGTTTCCACCGTCCCAGATATTACCTCTTTGTTGTACAGCGTAAAAAATACCATCAGATCCAGCTCCTGGATCAGCAGCAGCACCAGCGCTACCCAAAATGGCAGCAGCTCCTGAGTTTTGCTCAGCAGGTACAGCTTCAATCATTGCTGTTTCTAAATAGTCATCAAATCTAAGTCTTGTTTCATGCTCAGATTTAAGGTACCAAAGGTATCCAGTTCCACCGTCTTCAGTTGTAATTTCAATCCATCCAATTTGGGCCATGTCTGATCCAGATACATTGTAAGTATCCTTGATGATAATTGGCTTATTGTCAAAGATGAAATCATTTGATTCAAGAGAACCGTCCATTCCGGCTGTTCCTTTTTTAAATTCTGATCCATAAATAAATACTGTAACATCAGCATTACCTACTCCAGTTCCCGCAGTTACTAAACCACCTGCTTCGTAGAAGTCGGCTGTGAACTGACCTCTACCACCAGCGGCATTGTTTACAGCACTTACAACAGCTTTGTTAGAACCAGATCCGTCGTTTTGTACAATTACTACAGTTTGTCCAACTCTAATAACTTGTTCTGCTGCCGTGGGGTCTAGCACGTCATTTACTTGAAATGTTACTTGGTCTGCTGCTCCAGCTCCGCCAGATCCAACATTTGTGTATTTAGTATGTAGTCTACCTTGCTCTGCCCATTTAATTAAGTCAGAGTTAGTAGGCATCTCAGCACCTACCATACGTAGGAAAGATGAGATAGTTCTGTTACCGTAACGCTCAAATTCTTTTTCGTAAGTGTCAGGTAAATATTGATTTAACCAATCGAAATCTGCATTGGTTAGATAATTTTGCGCTGTCGGAGTTCTTTCTGAACTTGGCGTTAGCGCAAAAGTAGGGGTACTTTTGACTTGTCCTGCCATGATAATAAATTTTTAATTAATATTAAGTTCTTTTTACACTTTTAATTCTCAGACCATTGCTTGATGGCGATGATACTGATTTAACTTGAAACCCGGATTTAGCAACTGCTTCAGGAGTAGAACGTTCAGACATATCAATGTTTTTAGTCTTACGCATTACATTTTCTGTTGCACTTGATTTACCTTGCTCATAAAAAAACTGAGCAAACTTTTCGGGATTCATTGCAATAGCTAAAGATCGGTGGTACCCTTCTGCATCTTGCAAAAGCCCTTGATCGTCAATAAATTTATTTACAAAATTCATTGGCGTTTCTTGAGCCTTTTTTAATTCAGAAGCACTACCAGGTGTAAAGAATAATTCGCTTTGATCTAAATTGAACTTAAAACCTTTAAATTCATTGTTGAATATTTCGTCGCTTTTTTTGACAAACCATTCGCTTTTGCGTTTAGCCTCTTCCTGTTGACTTTGAGCCGTATTCACATACTGCTTATAAGCATTATATTCTTCAGTATCAGTGAACTTGTTTTCCCTTGACTCAAGGGGTAACTTGTATTGTTCTTGCTGTTCCTTAAAAAACTTTTTTGCTTTAGCAGTAATTTTTTTCTTTGATAATTTAATCTTCTTAATTGTTGAATCATCATCTATTTCCTCATCGTATTCATAATCCTCCATCAAGGAATCTATGTCTTCAGGATCTAAACCTTCCTCAGTAATTGTCAAATATTCTCTTACCAAACTATCAGGATTAACATCTGAATAATCTCTCTGTAATTTTACAAAGTCTTCGATGCTTCTTCCTGTTTCTTTTTTATACTTAAAGTAAGCCGCTACATCTTCAGGCATTTCTGGCGCCTCTTCTCTTGCGGCAACCAATTCATCAATAGAATTGATTTCCTTACCGTATCTATTTCCAATATATGAAAGAACTTCTTCTTCTGATAATTCTTTAGAAGCACTCTTTTCCTCAGCTGATTCCTCCTGAGGCTCACTTGTTGTATCTTCTACTTCGTCCTGCTTTTCTTCTAATTCTTCGACAGCAGGTTCTTCTTTTGATTCAACCTTAGTTTCATCATCAAACTTCAATTCTTGTTGAGCTTCATGCTTGTCTAGCAATTCTTGCTCTACTTCTTGCACTGACTTTTCTTCAACGTCAGTTAATTCTCTTACTTTAATTTCCATTAGATTTAGATTTGATTTTATTAATTACAAAGTTATATAAAATTTATATACACTTTTAACATTATCTAGGCTCAAACTCTGCTAAGTCAAAACCATCCAAACTATCCTCATTTGACTCAAAATTTAGGGGTGGAAGATTATTTTTTCTTTGGTTTATTAATTTTGACTGTTCAGTATTTTGCTGACTAATTCTTTTACTCTTTGCGTCTTCTCTAGATTGCTCTCGATTAGACAGTGCTATCCCATCCATATTTCGGAGCTGCAGGTTATAGTTAAACTCTTGCTCCATTAATTGACTTTTAAGCTGGGCTTCAACTTTATTACGCTCAATTTCAAGCTGCATCTCTCCTTGCTTATACTTTAATTTACCTTGGGTTTCAAGTTCTATTTTTTGTATGGCAACTTGGGCGGCTAACTCTTGAGATTTAAGTTGCTGCTGAGAAATCATAGCTTGTTTCTGCATTTCTTTTTGTTCGTCCTGCTCCTGTTTAGATTTACGCTTAACTTTAAGTAGTTGATTTGCAAGCTTAATATTTTTTATCTCTCTTATATCAATAGCATCTTCAAGGTTTATATCTCCTTTAGACAATGCCATCTGTATATTTTGTTCAAGCATTGCCTTTTGTTCCTCATCTGGAGATAACTCTATAAACACACCAAAGTCATAAATATACAAGTCAGCTATTTCTCCTAAAATACTAACATTATATTTTCCTATTTTATTTACAAAATCTTCTTTAAATTCTGAATACTCTAAAATATCAGCTACCCTATACGTTAAGGCCTCAGCCAAAGTACGATATATGTAAAGACTTCCATCTAATATATGTCGGGTAGCTGTATTTGAGCTGAGTGCTGCTAACTTTTGAACGCCAACTAAAGCGTCTGGGTTCGGGGTGGAACCATCTCTTGCTTCATTTAATCCTGTTACCGACCTTATCATGTCTAAATAATGGTTATAATTAGCTATCAGCATTTGCGTCTTTGAAGCTCCAGAATTACTAGTGAGCTGTTGTATAGGGACTTTACCTTGATTGTATTCACCTTCTTGGGTATAACTTCTCCCGATAACACTACCGGTTTGAAAATATAACCTTAATGCGTCTTCAGGATTATATGCTGCTCCAGTTCCTAAATCCACCTCATTCAATCCATCCGCATCGATATATACCCCATCAGGCACAACTCTTGCGATAACTTGCTGGAGTTTCAAATGCGTCATTTGTATGAGGTCTGCAAAAGGTATCATTCTTCTTACCAACGACTCAATAACACCTTTGTACATTCTTGGAGCAGCTGCTACATAATTAGGCATAGCGTGTTGAGAAGATGACTTGGGCCTTACCATGTTTTTGGCAAGCTCCCACTTTAATATAATGTTTGTTCCCATAACCATAACTCCGTCATACCAAACATCAATAGTTTTTTCAATTTTTTCAAAGTTGCCTTCATCAAGCATTTCTTCGGGTGGATTAAAAGTATCATCTTTTTCAATCATTCGAGACGAACCATTCTCATTGATCTTTTTCTTATAGACCATCTTTTTAGTTGTCTTGTAATTAAAATACATTAGTGTACAAGTGTCCCGATAAAATATATCATTCTCATAATACTGTGCAGTGTTAAAATAATCATACCAGCTTTGACTATATTGAGATATTTTTTCAAGGTCTTCTGTTGTTAAGCTAGTATCTATTTTATTTAATTCCGTTATGGAAACTGTTTTAATTTCACCCCAATAAAAACAATCTTTAAAAAATGGATCTTCGGTATAACTATAAACAACATTAGCAGGATCTACATAAGAAACTTTTATACCAGCCCCTGGTAAAAATTCATGCTTGGCTATGCCGATGCCAACTACCATTTGATCATAATCTATTCTTTTTCTAATATCCTCATAATGGTTTTCGGCAAACATTGTATCGATTGCCTCCTCTTCCGCAATCTCTATGGCTGGCTTATAATTTAAATTCATATAAAGAGACAACTCTTCATCACTAGAGGGTAAGTCATCAGGATTCATAATAAAAGGATCGAAGCCTGTGTTCTGTTGTACCGTATTCAAAATGTCTTTGGCGGCCATTTGACCTTCAATCATATCTTGATACTTGCTTCTTTTAGCTTGAGATAGTGCGTCTTGGGCATATGCTTTAACTTTAAAGAGTCTGTCTTGCATACCATTTACTACAACGTCTACAAATTTCGGAAGAATTGGAACGGGCGTCCAATCTAGATTTAAGTATGATAAATCCCCATCCACTGCTAATTCGTTTTTGTACTTAGCAATTGACTGTTCTCCTCTAGCGTAAAGTCTTAATCTGTTAAAGTCTCTCCATTGACTGTAGTACCTACATCCGTTAGAATCTTTTCTAAACCACTCATATTGTATCGCTTGTCCTATCTGTAAACCAAATTCCTTGGTTGCCTTTTCTGAGTCTGATACAAACTGACTTGGAAAACCTACAGATGAAATATTAATTTTTACGTCTTCCATCTATTTGATTAATTCACTATAAATTCCGTTATTAGTATATCTAGCAAAGTTAAGATTTATTTTGTTTTGTTTTTGTTCGGGCAAATAAAGGTTTTTCTGGTTCGCCATTATAGCTAAACCAGAGCTAATACTAGCGTCATACTTAGTCCTATTGTTAATATCAAATCTTGCCCACTCATCTAAAGTTCTAGTAAAATACATGCTGCCCATCTCCACAGGGTCCCTATAAGCTCCTGACAAATCCAATCCTATGTGCTTTTCAATATAAGACTCTATGGCTGAGGCATGTGATTGTTTTACGTCTTCAGATGTATTAGGTATCCCTCCTAACTCTTTTTCCGTTTTAGATAATTTATTAAAATGTTTATCGGGTCTATTCATACAAAATCCCCTGTAGCCCCTATTTTTAAAATGATAAAGTAACCTCGGTTTATTATTCTCTATCAGTATTGGCATACTATAGAATACACACGCCATCAAAACTTCCTCAAAAAATATTTCTGCAGTTTGTGGTCTTGCTACATATTCTAAAAAAAACTCATTACTAGGAGCTTCTTCCATGTTAAACTTAGTCAACCCATGGAGCGCCCCATTAGACCCTCTTCCTACAACGGTGCCTGAAATATCGTATGAGTCACATCCAAAAGCACCAATATGTTCATTCAAGGGAAAATAATGATTATATTTTTTATATTTTTTATTGGTTATGTTTTTATTTGGCATCCAAGAGATTCTGAATCTTCCTTTAGGGTCAGGAGAAAATATTACTCTAGAATCTTTTACTCCATTTTCCCAGTAAAATCTGCCTCGTGTAACGTGATGCTCTATTATTAATGAATCATTGTAATCTATTTGTTGATATATTTTCGTAAGATTAAATAATGATGTTTTACTCTCATCCCTAAAAGCATGAGATTCAGTTCTAGGAAATTGCCTATAAAATTCATTCAAAGCATTGGCATCACTTTTTAAGGAGTCTACTTCTGCTTGCCAATAATCAACTGCACCATTCCCTATATATTCATCATCGACTCCTAAAATATCTTTTTCAGGTTTATAAAAAACAGGCATTCCATGTTTGTCAATAAATCCTTCCATGTTCCACTCCATAGGAATAAACAAAGAATACATTCCGCTTTTGGTTTGACCGTTACTATTTCTTGTTGCTATATTAGAATCTTCATAAAGCTTTTTAAAATTATCGCCTCCTTTGCTGAGGGCGTTTGATGTTGAGCCCATCATACACTTGCCAATAATCTTGCTTCCTAAACGCAAACAGGTTTTTGTCACCCTCCAATTATTAAGGATGTTGTTTGGCTTTACCCATTTTCCACTTTCGTCATGTACTAATAATAGTAACTTTTCTCCGTCATATGAATTTTCATCAGTATTTTTCCAATCTATAGTGGTGTCTAAGCCATACAACTCATCATCAACAGCATCATACATATTCTTTTTGGTAATTTTGGATGCAGGTATTCTAAAAGCTAATTCTGTTTTAGGCTTATCCATCCCATCTTGGATTGGCTTAAAAAAGAATGGAAGTCTATTGGCTATAGGAACAACTTTATCAGTAAACATTTTTTTAGCATCTGATCCTGTCTTTGACAATATACCAACCCTAGAATCTTTTACAAGGGTTCCGGTATTTACACACTCAGAGGATCCCATAAATGAAAACCCAGAACGTCTAATCTTAAGGTATACTAATCCAAAAGACCGTTTATCAGCTTTGCATGCTTCCCAAAAGATGAAAAAAATTCTATTTGCTTCTCTAAAGTCTGGATATCCAACGTCAATGCTAGTCCACTGAAGGTACATGTAGTGAGATCCAGTAATGTATGTGGGTTTGCCATTATTATAAAACCAATAGCCATCATCTCTACGATCAAATTCTTGTTCAATATAATCAACCCATCTGTTTTTAAAAACACTTGCCATTTCATTCCATTGGAATATGGATGGTATTCGATTAAGTTCTTTGGGCAATTCTTTTCTTTCCCAATACTGTTTGTTATTGATGTCTGATCTTTTGTCAACTTTATTGGGTTGTATAGGAAGAGCAATATTTAAACCGTTTATGTTTACAATTTTTCCAATTTGGCCTTGCTTAGTTATGACCACCATGTCGTACTTTTCGCTATAACCATATACCCAAGTCTTTGCTTTATTTTTTTTTGTTAGCACTGAATTGGGCACAAGGTTTTTTACCTCATAAAACAATCTATTTTGATCGTCTTTCGGCAAACCCTTGTTTAGTTTGGATCTTGTCTCCATTAGTTTGATTAATAGTTATATTTTCTTTCTCTACATCTATTTTGTTTAATATATCAAAAGCATCAAATATTGCAAGTTTTTTGGTAGCTGCTGCATTTTTTAATCTATCTGCGGCAAGCTCATCCTCCGGGTCTGGTTTTATTATATCTTCTTTAGCAACCTTAATAAGCTGTTCAACTGCTTTTCTCCCAGCTTCTATAATTTGTAATTTCAAAAGTTCTGAGCTCATAGTGTCATTGTTATTTGATGGTCATACATTCGATAAAGTTTCTCGCCATCAACCTCAAACTCATACTCACTGTCAGGTTGAAAACTTACTGTTGAACCAGTATTAACACCTTGAGAAATTAAATATTTATTAGGATATACCATCTCTCCCATAAGCGGCTCTTCATTCCCTCTTTTAAACATAAATGAATCTTGCTTGTCTATCGCCTTTACAAAACAATACCTGTCGTGACTGTGCCACTTGCCATCTTGCTTATACATGTAAAACTGGTCATTATCAATAAAAAATAAATCATCTTTAAAATAACTCTTTCCGCTTTGCTGACGACCCTTCATATCATTATAATATTTAAAAACATTGTGGTGTACTAAAAGGATATCACCTATCTTAATCGGACCCGTGTAGTTTAATGGTGTTTCTGTAACAATGCCCTCTCGGTTTGCTACGGTATAGTCTTCTTCTGAAGAACTTGTTATGAATTCAATGCCGCTTATTGATTTTGTATTATTGTACCTTCTGCCCTTGAGAGGTTTGACAATAAAATAAAAAGGAGATTTCATCAAAAATTAATGTTGTATTCAATAGATATAGGCATGGGTGATGTAAACTCTTTCCATAAAACAATTTCATCTTTTCTTTGAATCCATATTTTTATAGAATTAGAGCTGATGTCATGCTGTATTAAATGTATAAAATAACTTCCGTTTAAGACCTCTTGCCCCACCAAGTAATGCATCGCTCCCGACTTATAATCAGGCCCCACAGATATCTTCCTTATATCCATTTGATTTGATTTAATTAAGATATAAAGATACAAATATTTTAACGCCCTTGCCCTCTATACCTTTTGCGATAGTTCTTAGAAGATTTAAGTGCGGAGGATTTAGTTTTTGAGTGGACTCCTGGCCGCTTTATTTTGGCTTTTATTTGATAATTACTAAGGTTGAGTGCCTTCGCCATTTGAATTTATTAAGTTGGTTTTATGCTTGCTGCCAGCTGATGATCCAAAATAATAACCAATTACTTGTGTAAATGCTGCGACTACCGCGCCAAAACCCATGTCAAACAAACGCTTCGACTCTTCTGGTATCTCCCACAAACCAATCGCTCCCGCAACAACCCCAACAAAACAAATAGTTATTCCCCAGCCTACTGTTTTAAATAGTATATCATTTGACCCAGAAGCTAATGCCGACATTTCTCGTTGCCTAGCAGACGCACGGTCAGCAACCTCAGCCTCGTATGCTTCTAGAACCATCTCTTGAGCTCGTATTTTATCTTCAGCGGGTGCGTCTGAGTTTTTTATAGATGACACAACTTGTTCAACCGACATGTCACCTTGAATTAATTTTCCTAGTGTTGGGTTAATAAGGCCAACAGACGCTTTAAGCAAGCGCCCTACTGTAGTTTGGCCAAACTTTTTCTTTGGCTTACTCATAGTTTTTGTATTTAGTTTTACCCTTCTCCCGGTAAGCTATTAGTGCTCGACCTCTGTTTTCGTTAAAAGATATAAAGCTCATATGAACCCAGTCTGGGTTTTTGTCATCTCCAAACTCCCAGATAATTTGATCAAAGTTCAGGGTGCCTTTTAAAAAGTAAAACATTTCAGCGTTTGTTTTATAACCAAAAGTATCATCTATATCTATTGCGCGTCCTTGACAATGTTGGCTGCGTGAACTTCCGCCAATAGCTTTATTTAAATCTTCAGATCTATAAAAAGAATTAATTTTGATTGGTCCCCCAACCCACCGCCTCAAAGGTTCAAATAAATGTATTGATATTGCCGTCATATTACTAAGGGCATATGAATCAGGAGTATTATCGATATTTAACCTTGTTGCAGTATTTGATTTAACCCCTTCACGATATGAAACATGTTCACTTATTCTTTCCATACATTATGTACCATTTATGAACAGTATAGCCGATGGCTATCAAAGTTGCAATGATCTTCAAGGCAACATCTATATCAGTCATAGAGGTAGCTACAGCCGCTATGTTTAAACCATAGATTTTTATATCAGTCAATGTTTCTGTCTTTAGATTTAACATAAACGTATTTTATTTTTATATCTCCGCCTGTATGTGAACAAGTATACATATCTATTTTTTTGAGGGTTTTTTACCTGCTCTATTTCCGCCTTTTAATGCTTTGGGAACGTGACTAATTTGATTACCCACCTCTTTTATAGCCTTAGAAACGTCTCTAAGCTCTTCTCCTACACGATCTACTTTGTTAGATACATCTGCCTTCATTTCAGCAAACTTCTCCTCTAAGATGTCAGGAATCATGTTATTGTTCTCATCTTTAGTAAATCCTTTTTTGGTAAGCCAAATAGCCCCTATTATATTAAATATTATTAAAGATATTACTAGTATTATAATTAGTGTTATTACATCCATAATTAAAATTTTTATTCTGAAAAAAGTTGTGTTACTTGAAACTCTGTCAATTCTGTATTAAAGATTCTGACTTGGTCTATTGAGCCATCCATTATTGATGTACCACCTACCGCACCGCCAATTACATTTCCTGAACCTGCAAATTGAGTATTATCATTAATAGTGTTTGTGATAGGTGCAGCGTTATCTATATACATTTTTAGGATTGCACCATCATAAGTTACTGCAATATGATGCCAATTACCATCTCTTAAATTTGCACTTGAATGTACTGCATATATACTACCTGTATATATAATAAAAGAATAAGTGTTAGCATACGCACCACTACCTACATCATATCCAAATTCCATATATATTGGGTTTCTAAAGTCCATAAAATATTGTTGTGCAGTGCTTGTTGAGTTAAACCAAAAACTCATAGTAAAATTGTAATTGGTAAAACCTGAAAGGGTTGGAACTGTAATATAATTATTGCTTCCATTAAAACTCGCAGCTTTATCAAAATACCCACCTACATAAGCTTCAGTACCTGTCCAGGTTCCATTGTATGTCGAGGAGTCTGTTGAGTTAGCATTATTTTCAAACTGATAAAGCGCTACTCCTGTGCTGCCGCCAAACACATCAAGGGTGCTTATTGTATTACAATACACTTCTTCGTAAAGTTGGGTTATTTGACTGGCTGAAAGTGCGGTTGAAAATATGCGTATTTGATCTATTTCTCCATCAAAGTAGCTATCCAAAGCATTTCTATTGCCAATGTGGGGAACGCTTTCAGCGTTAACCCAATTATTCATTGACTCTATCTTTTGAACTCCATTTACATATAAAGTTGAAGAGCTACTTGTAAATGTTCCTGCTATATGATTCCAGTTATATTGATTTGATATTGTCCAAGCTACCCCATTACTATTACTGCCAGAGGCATATTGAATATTTAACTTTCCATTATAAATAAAAATAGCAAAATTATTATTATCAAAAACTTGTATAATTTGACTTGAAGATGTATCATTTATTATAACCCACATACTAAAAGATGTAGTTGTAGTAGCGCCAACAGTTCCTGATATATAACTACTACTTCCATTAAACACCGCAGCAACTCCATAAGGAGCAACATTATAAGCTTCAGTCCCGCTCCAAGTTCCGTTATAACCATTAGCTGTAGAGTCGTTAGCGTTACCATCTAGCTTGTAATAAGCTAAGTTTGTTGTAGGCTCATCTACTGTGTTAGTTGTACATGGACACTGAACTTCATTATAAAGTTCCTCGACTTGATCGCTATCTAAGGCACTTGCGTATATCCTCACTTGATCTATTGAGCCGCTAAAATGAGACGCTTTGTTAGAATCTGATGACCTGTTTCTTGCGCCTATACTAATTCCATCATAAACACCAGTATTACTACCTGTAGTTGTTGATGTAGTCTCAACACTACCATTTACATAAAGGGTTACACTTGTGTCATCTCTTACCACACAAACGTGAACCCAGTTGCCAGTAGCTACGTTACTTTGAGAATAATCATATCTTGTGTAAGCACCTGTTCCATTATAGTTGTCAATTCGCCATACTTGATTAGCTCTCAACCAAATGCTTTCTGTTTGCAAAATTTGCATAGTTGAAGTGGTGTCAGATGATTTAACCCAAGCTGAAATTGTAAGTGTATTTGTTTGTGTTGAGGTTCTATTACTGTTAAATATATTACTACTACTTCCATTAAATACAGCTGCTTGACTGTATGGAGAACCATTTACGTATGTAATATCAGTGGTAGTTCCGTCATAATTATTTGATGACTCATCTCGACCAGAATAGTCAAGTTTGTAGTAAGCTACCACTGTTGTGCCTGTGGGATAATTTACGGTATCAGTTGTACACCCAGCTTCTGTTTGTATCTGTCTCCAAGTGCTTCCATCAAAGTATTCAACATATTTTAATGTAGTATTATATCTCCATTGACCAGTTGAAGGATTCGAAGGCCTTGATGCTGTATCTCCAGTAGGGAGTTTTAAAGACGTATTCGTAGCGCCTAAATCAAATATTTCCGGTGTATTTATTTTTGTTATTGCCATATTTATGCTGTAAGAGTTCCACCTGTTTTATAAACTAAAATTTTATAACCGCTGCCATTGTCATATACATCAGGAGAACCGGTTGTTAAGCCTGAATAATCTGTGGCTAATATTTTAATAATAACTACTCCAGAACCACCGTTTCCTCCCCTTACTGGACTTCCGTTAAATGCAGACCCGCCGCCGCCGCCAGTATTTGCGCTCGCATCGTTAGGACTTGCTGCGGCATTAGTACCACCCCCTAATCCTCCGCTTCCAAATACAGTTCTATTATCTCCACCTCCTCCTCCTGAAAAGTAAAGATCTGAGCCAGAGACTTGTCCAACTGAGGAAGAAGTTGCATCGGATGTGGATATAATAGTAGTAGTGAGGCCTACACCTCCGTTGGCTCCTGAGCCGGTTGCATTTTGTCCGGCAGCGCCGGCACCGCCACCACCGCCTCCTTGGTTGCTAGCATTACCATCTCCCCCATCATTACCTTGACCTGATGTTCCCGATCCCCCAGATCTTGTTCCACTTCCTGAAGCACCGCCGCCGCCGGATCCTCCATTAGCTGCGCCTCCTGCACCATTATTATCAGATGAACCTCCGCCGCCGCCGACAGCGGTAATAGTTGTTGAGCCGTACACTATAGTGCTATCTTCTCCGCTGTTAACTGCTGCTGGAGTTTTAGTTCCACCAGCTGCTCCAGCTCCTACTGTAAAATATAAAACAGTTCCTTTATTTAGTGAACTAATGGTGCTAGTTAAAAACCCGCCGCCGCCGCCGCCGCCGCCATCTTGATAACCGCCGCCGCCGCCGCCTGCTACTAATAGATATTCAACACTTATAGGAACATCTACATTTACAAAGTTCTTCCAGGCGCTACCATCGTAGTGTTGCATTGTGCTAGCCGAACCTCCTGAAGACTCTGCAGTGTCGTTTCTCATCATGCCTTCAACTGGAGTGCCAGAAAATGCAGTGCCCGTTGGCATTTTCAATCCACTTTCACTGTTGGCTCTATTTAAATCTACGCTTCCCGATTTTACTTTGGTAAGTGCCATAATTTATTTTTATTTCCAATTTTTAATATCTTCATCCCAAACTAACATCGGCTCTTTTGGAGGATCGTCGGGATAAGGTACAGGTGGTATCCAATCAACGCCATCATACGTCCAGCTCGGAAAAGGTTGTTCACTAGCTGGTTCTTGCCAATAATAATCCACCCATTCTTGTGTATCTTCTTTCCAATACCACGTCCCCTCTTCAGGTCTTGGTGTTGGGGGCTCCCAAATACATGAGGTTTCATTTAAGGACCAGCTTGCATAAGGCTGGGGGGTATAAAATGCGTCTCTTACAGGGTCATATAAGTATCCCTTACCCGCATAGTTTTTTCGAAAAGGTGTTCCTCCGTATATATGTACACCTCCAACAGTATTGTAAGATGTTCTTTTTACGGCTTGAGCCTTTGTTTCTAGCTTATACAGGTTTTCAATCCAAGATGTGGTGTCATATGTTTCGGTGGGTAGGGCTGCAATTTCCTCTGGCGTAAGATCCGTTGTGTCTCCAACTGGGCGCTCTTCTATTGTTTCGTCTATTCCGGTTATAACACTTTCAACTATAGACGGCTTGTTTGCTATTTCAGTATTTTTAGCTGCAATCTGATCATTTACAGTCTCAGTGCCTTCATTCTGCTTTGTTTGCATCTGCGCCATTAGATCATCCTGTTGACTCTTCAAACTAGCCTTTTCATCTTCAATTGCTTTTTTAATAGGATCAACTTGCTCGGCCGTAGGGTAATCTTCACTTTCAGGATCTTCGGGATAAAGCGCTTGAAGCTCGGCCTCTAGGGCCTCTAATGTGGCGCTTGTGTTTTTAGAATTATAGTCAGCTAGTAGTGCTTGATATTCTGCGCTATTTGTATTAGCAGTCATAATATCTTCTTTAGTTTGATATAAAACTTCTAACTCCTCCCGCTCCGTAACAGTTGTTTTAAGATTTGATATTAGTGCGTAGTGTCCCATATTAGCTAAATGTTACTGTTCCAGTTCCTGTTGTAAATTTTATAGAAGAGGATGACCCGTCTGCTACCGGCGATGGAGTGTTCAAGGTTCCTGTAACTGAAAAACTAGACACATCTGCTGTTGTATACCGTAAAATAACAACTCCTGATCCACCAGCACCGCCATTTTGATCACCCCCTGCAGCTTTACGTTTAGCAGCACCTCCGCCGCCGCCAGTATTAGCTGATCCAGCACCTCCGGTACCATTGTCCGTGGCTGGGGAATCACCGCCGCCACCTTCTCCTCCAGGTATTAGATCTGAGCTTCCAAACTTACCGCCGCCGCCGCCGCCGGCATAATAGTTTCCAGTGCCCCCTATTATATTAACTTCTAAACCATCACCTCCATGCCCTTGGCCGTCAGTGTTGCCAGTCTCTCCCGCACCACCTCCGCCGCCGCCAATTTTATTAGGAGTTCCTACAGAAGCACCACCAGCATATCCTTGCACTGGATTATTTACCGCTGCAGTGGATGGTCTTGTTGAAGCACTCGTTCCGGTTCCAGACCCGCCTGCAGATCCACCAGTTTTTCCTTGATCATCACTTGCTGAGCTTTCTGATGTTCCGCCGCCGCCTCCGCCTGTTGCAATTATTGTGTGAATTACAGAATTTTCGCCATCACTACCATAGTTCTTTCCTACTCCACCTGGTCCACCTGCTCCAATAGTAACGGTATATTCTGTTGACTTATATAAATTTAAAGCTGGATCTGAACTTGCGCCTCCTCCAGAATTACTTCCAAATGATGTTATTAGCCCACCTGCTCCACCGCCCCCAGGAGCATCCGAAGCAGTTCCGCCGCCGCCTCCGCCGCCGCCTACAACTAAAAAGTCAACTTGAAAAGAAATATTACTTTGTTTAAGATTTCTCCACTCTGCTGTACCTGTTTCGTCAGTATAGATTTCAGTCTTTTTTGTAGTTGTATTTTCACGTAGCTCTCCCAAGGTGCCCGCTGGCCTATCTGCGCTTGTTCCTTTAACCCAGGTGAGCCCACCAGTATTACCACTCATGTCTATTACGTCCGTAGAGACCTTGGTTGTTGCCATTGACTTTTAGATTATGTTATAGTTGTCGCTTCTACAGCTGAACCATTTGGGAATTTAGCTCCGCCTGATAATGTTAAATTAGATCCTGTAACACTATAAGCGCTTTTGCTTTGATACACACCATCAATATATAACTGAACATTGTTATCACTACCTGGAGAAACACCTAAAGCTAATGTATCGTTCGTTCCTGTTCCTGTGTCAGTTGCTATAGTAAAAGTTACTCCTGCTCCACCTCCGTATGTAATACTACCGCCCATACCTGAATGGATAGAACAATAGTAATAAAGAGTAGGTGAATTTTGTGTAATTCTCAACCTTACTCTTCTAGTAGCATAGCTATTGAAGTTTGTTGGATTAGAATAATCTGCTTGTGAAACAGCTGTAAGCGTGTCAGCAGATGTGCTTCCATAATATTGTATTCCTGTAGCGTAAGGCGTACTTCCATCTAATACTTCACCGATTTCTAACGGGTGACCATCGTTTGTTGCTGCATCTTGATTAAACTCATATGTAAAACCAGGTGTTAGATTTATAGATGCTTGATAAGCTCCATCTATATACAGTTGATTTCCTGATCCTGGATTCACAACAGTAACTGTCATCTCTGATGTCTGATCCAAAAGTAAATTATCAGTATTGGAAGCAGTAGTAACCACACCACCCCCTACTTGAACACTGTTAACTGTTACTGTAGTATTTTCTTTGAAAGTAGTTACATTACCATCTGCAATAGCTTGTTGAGTACCTTGGTCGCCCTCAAGCTTCCAATCTGTATATGCACCTGCGGGAGTCGCCCATGTATTATCACCTCTTAAAAAGTTTGAAGCTGAAGGCGTTCCTGTTGCTGATAAATCTATCGCTCCTGTCGTTACAGCCCCTGTAGCATTTGTATTAACTGTAGCTGCCGAAATATAAGTACCATTGGCATTTGTAAAACTTGTTACACCTGTCGAACCACTTGAACCTGTTATGGTGATTGTTCCACTAGAAGAGGTTACGCCCACAGTTCCTGAGCCAATGATATTAACTGTATCAGTTCCTGAGTCACCACCGCCAGTTCCTGTTAATACTACAGGAGTGTTTTGAGCTGGGTCGGCATTATCTGTTGCTGATAAAGCGTAAGCCGTACTTGCTATAGTTATCTCATCTGTTCCTGCAGTAAGAGCAATTGCATTACTTGCAGTAAACTGCAATACCTCAGTTGTATTTGCTGTTCCTGTTTTTGCACCAGTAAGTGTAAGGTCAACATTATTGCCATCTTGAGCGGTGGCAAAAGTATAAGTTGTATCTAAATTATCGGGAGGTATTTGTATGTTTAAATCACCAGTCGCCGTATATCCAACTAATCTAGTAACATTTGCTGCTACTGTTTCTTGGGTGAATTGTGAAAATTTTACTGACATTTTATTTCTTTTATTCTGTTATTATGTTTTGACTAGTTGCTTCTGTTACAATTTGATCAGATGCCTCCGTTATAATATTTTGCACACCTCCTGACCCGCTTGAGGGAAAAAGGCTACCTATTGAATTTGCTATAGCTATGTAACTAATCATTATATAATAATACCAATTACAATCACCACAAAGCCATAATGCTAGTTGCAGTTGTAGAAGTATTGAAAACTTTTACAACTTGAACAGGGAAAAATGTACCTGCTTGTAATCCTACAAAAATTACGTCATCTCCGCCTGCTGTAGTTACACGTATATTTCCTGCACCACCAATATAAAGAACTGCTCCTTCTTGGGTACCACCATAAATAGCATATGATTTACCTGTGTTTGTAAATATATTATTATCAACGTTTAATGTGGTTCCGTTAACAACACTTTTAACTGTGGTCTGAGTCCCATCGGAGGTATTAACTATTATCATCCCTGGCTTTATTCCAGCTAGTAAAAAGCTAAGAGTTACCATATTGTCGGGATCATCACCGGTTCTTGATGCGTCAATAAGTTGAGTTGCGCTTCCAGTTGTAGTCGTTCCAGTTGCACCACCCACTCCTATGTCTGGAATGTTTGTATTATCACTTGGATATACTGACCATGCTTTTCCTGCTTGTAATTTTTGATATGCCATTTTTTATCTTTTATAAGGAAATACTCGATTTAAAGTGTCGCGTCTTTCATCGCATCCGCAGTCGGTGTTAGTTGCCTCAGCAACTTTATCAACTACATATTTGATTCCAGTAGCTTTTGTAAATTTTGCGACGCTATCTCCAAGACCTCTTGATTTCATATTTATCTTTTACATCCAAAATTGTTAGCATAGTTAGCCATGGCAACTACACTCTTTGAATATTTTTTTGTGTTTTTCATAACAGCGGCAGCAGCACCACATGTACTTTTACCTGGCATATTCCTTTCAGCCCATCTGGTAAACTTACCTTGATTTTTTTCTTTGATCTGTGGAAACGCTCCCGCTTTTGTTCTGCCTCGTGCAGCCATTACTTTTTAATTAAAGAAGATAAATGTCCTTTAACACTTCCTTTTTCACCATGTGATTCGTATGCCATGGAGTGATCTCCACCATACGCATGACCATATAATTTTTTTGACATAGCTTTGCTTTCATCTCTTCTAGCTTTCATGCTTTGAGATTTTTTTCCGTCCTTCATGCCAATGGACTCATCGAGTCTGGCATTGTATCCTTGAGAATATTTTACTGTAGGCATTTTTTAAAAATTTTTAATTAAACATATTACAAATATACTAATATTTTCCTTGCCTATTTTTGGGAGAACTTTTTGTAGATCCTCCTGGACCAGCCCATAATTTTTTACAGGACCAATATCTTGCCGTTAGCTTAGATTTCGCTGTGCCACATTTATGTCTAGCCCTAAATGATTTTCTCGCTGCCGAGGAATAATTATGACCATAACCCGTTGCGCCAAAATGTATAAGTTTTTCTTTACCCCCCTCGCAACCTTTTACCATTTTTTTCTTACCTGCCCGGTCGCTTTTCATTACGACATTGCATTTCATTTTGGATTTATCAGCCATTATGCATTTCTTACTTTTGCCGCTCTAGTATTTGATACAACTGTTTTACCTCTGGAGCCTTCTCGCTTTTTTTTGCGGGCGGTAGCTGCAAGTTGACGTTTTGATAAACGCCTGGCTTTGGCTAATGGTAAACATCTGTCAGGGTTCTTTTTGTCTTTGCTAGTTCCACACGGACCTTTGATAGTTCCGTCTGTACCTATGCGAACCCATTTTTGTTCTCGCCATTTTTTTAATTCACCCATTTACTTCTTCATTGTTGCACCCGCTATTCTATCAGCTTGAGTTGCATTCGGGTTGTTATCAATACCAGCTTTTACACTTAGCATTCCGAAAGTACTTCTTTTTTTCTTTCGGCTTTTTTTGTTCATTTTACTCATATCTACTTGTTTAAGTGTGAGCCGTCGCAGTGGCCATCGGAATTAGATGTATTGCCACACTGACACATAGGTTGATATCTCATTTCTTCTTATTTAAAGATTTTAACATACGATCAATTTTTCCTGCTTGTGCCTTATGCATAGCAGAGGCTTTTTTTAATTCAGCAGAAATGGTTTTTAATTTTTTTGAATCTATCATCGTTTGCTTTTTTTAGCGTAGTTAGGGTCTTTACAATACTTGCTTGCAGCCATATTCGCATAGGCTGATGGATATGTGTCAAAGGTACGCTTTGCCCAGGCAATTCCTGCTGGGCAAATTTTATTGCCTTTTGTGCGTCCTTTCTTAGCCATTAGTATCCAGACTTTGTTTTTTTCTCCATTCCATAACCCGGATTGTATGAAATTTTTCCTTTCATCATTTTTGAAAATGAATCGGCTTGTGCTTTCCCTACAGCATTGTAAGGAAATACTCTTGTCATGTTTTTAGTTTTTACTGTCGGCATGATTAAAATATTTAAAGGTTAATAATTTCCCATCGCTCTCCCGTCCAAACTCTTTTTGTTTTTGGGGTTGATGGTTTTTCTTTTTTCGGTGCAGCTTTTTTTGGTGCTGCTTTTTTAGCTTTAGCCATAATTATTGATTTAGATTAGAATTATATTGTTTGTTACTTTTCTTCTTTCTTTTTGTTTTTCAATTCAAAGTATATGCCAGCGATTGAAAGCTTATCTACTATTTCTTTTTGCATTTCGATTAGCATTCCTTCTAATTCATCTTTCTGCCTAATAAGTTGGTGCACTTGACCTGATAATTTTTCGTTAGTATTTTTTAACTCTTGAACTTCATTAGGGTTTCTTCCTATGATTGTAAATAGAATTACAGATAAAGATCCTGAAATAACTCCTACTATAGAAACAAATAAATCTTTGTTTTCAGTGGGTATTTGATGAAAGGACAAAAAGAATAAAAGGCCTATCACCACTACAAATATTCCTAAAGCTCCAACGTAATTTCTAAGTTCTTTGGCAATATCTTTTTGCATGGGTTTAAATTTTTTCCACATTAATAAATATCTTTATACAAAGTTATAAAATTTAATCTAATGAAAAATTCAAGAAATAGAGACTACTTAAAATACTGGAGAGTTATCAGATATTTCGTTATGAGAAAGTATAAAGTTAACACTCAAGAGCTAGACATGCTGCTTTTTTTATATAGCGAAGAATACTTTAACGTTGATAAGTTTCAAGAGTTTAATTCAGTTCTAGGATGGAATAAAAACAGGTTTAACAAACTTCGTCAACAGGGGTGGATTGAAGTTATAAAACCATACAACCGACGTGAGAGAAAGAAAGCGCTTTATGGTTTATCGTTCAAAGCCAACCGAATGCTAGGGTCAATATACGATAAATTAGACGGGGGCTTGATACCAACGGCTAAGTCAAACAATCCAATATTTTTGGCAGACATAGGCTATAGCGATAAGGTTTATAGAAAACAAATTCTAAAAATGAACGAAGCTATTCGACAAGAACAATGTCATTCTCACGAATGATCGTATAAGGCTCATCATGAATAAACATAGTATATCCCGCGCGCTTATCGTAGTATATCAGGCTATCCTTATCGATAGCTACAACATCAGTACCTACCTCAACAATCCTCCCCTTCTTATACCGAAGCTGGTTAGAATCCTCCGCAGAAAGTAATAACCCCGATGAGGTTTTTAGTTCCTCTTCAATGGTTTTGATCACAACGTATTTTCCAATTGGTTTCATAATAATATTTTATATTCCACAATAACCAGAATCACACTCTTTAAAGTCATCATCAAATAGTTCTGTTTGTAGATTCCACTTACGTATATCTTCAAAAGATAAGTTTTTATCTTTATACCATACATCTTTTTTATGTTTAATTCTTTCTTTTGATGCAAACCATTGTAATTTATTTTTGTGTTTTTCCCACATTTTTCTAATTAGCAAAGGATTTTTATGAAAACATCCTACACAATTATTCATCCATGCGAATCTGACTGGCTTATCTTTCCAAAACTTTTCAATTGTGTCTTTGTATATATTATCTTTAATTAAGGGATATGATGGTTTTTGCCACTCTATCATACCCCATTTATTTCTAGATCCTCTTTTGCCGACTATTGTTTTAATTTCTAAAAAGCCTTTTGAATTTGTTTTTTCTGTTGTTCTTTGTGCTCTTTTTTTTTCATTTGCTCTGAAACCTAATCTAAACTCGCATGGTATATTTATAGTTTTTTTCCACCAATTAAACATAGGTTCCATTTTCATTTGTGTTGTGCAGTATCTTCTTAATGGATCAGGCAAGGTGCCTGCACTATCAAGAACCTTATCAAAAGTTTTACCTGTAACCCAAGTTATTTTTCTACCTATGTATTGCTCAAGGTCAAGCATTGTATAAATTATCATATCATCTTCGGCTGTAGCAACAAAAGGTGCTTGTATTCTATCTTCTACTTCTTGCCTTATCTTCTTATCAGAAAATTTAGATGGTTGGTGTGCAATTCTTACTAAAGCAAATACATCATAATTCGCTGGGTAATTAGCCGCTATGTACGAACTTGTTTTTCCACCAGATAATGCATTTACTTTAATCATTGAGGTTTCATAAACTTTTATGTTCAGATAATATCTCAAGCACTACTCCAAAAACAGTTTTGCCTTTTATTGATTTACTAAGCTTCTCAATTATCAATTTACTTGCTATTATTTCAGCTAATATATTTGCATCTTCTTCAGATAAAAGAGGCTCATCCTTCAATATTTTTTTGCTCATAACTCCTAGCCATAGTAACTATGGCATTTGTTGATAGTATCGTGGTGGCAACAGACACTGCATTTTGAAGTGCTGTTCGAGTAACCTTTAGTGGATCTATGATCCCCATCTCAATCATGTCGCCAGTTTTACCAGATTTTACATCTAACCCTTGTCCTACTTGCGCTCTATTGGGAGACCAGTCAATTCCAGCATTAGATAGAATTTGATTTAAAGGCGCTGAAAGCGCCTCCCCTAATATCGCGTGAGCGATCGATTTTGAATCTGTAATATCCTCCGCTGCCTCCCACAGCGCAAGGCCTCCTCCTGGAAGAATACCTTCAACGATTGCTGATCTTACAGCACATACGGCGTCGTCGACCCGATCATAGAGTTCTTTCTGCTCTAGGTCAGTATTTCCCCCGACATAGATAACGCCTACACCGCCTGTGAGGGATGCGATGCGAGACATAATAAAATCTTTGTCGGCTTTTTTCTTTGTTATCTTATGTGCGTCCCGGAGTTCTTCAACCCTTTTGTCAATGTCTTCTTTGCTAACTTTCTTATCGTCCTTGAGTATGATCGTGCTATCTTTTCCTACGATAACTTTCGATGCCCTACCTAGATCTTTAAACGTCATAAGGCTCAGGTCATCACCTGTGCTCTGAGAAAAATAAGTAGCACCTACTGAGAGAGCGATATCATGCATCAGCTCGTGGCGTTTGTACCCAAAATTGGGAGGTATAATGGTACAAAGTTTCAGATTGTTCTTCATGACGTTAGCCGCCAACGTATTTGTTACGTTTTGAGAACACGGTGCTACTATTAATAGTTTTTTGTTCTCAGCAATTATTGGCTTTAGAACATTCTCAATGGATAATATATTATTGATCTCAGAGTCAGACACCAAGACATGCACGTCCTCAAGTATACACTCATCCTTCTTGTGGTTGTTTATGAACAGGTGGCTTGAGTACCCCCGGTCAACCTTTATCCCCTGCGTGGTTTCAAAAGTGGTATCAGAGGTTTGGCTCTTCTCAACTGTTACTATCCCATTCTCTCCTACCTGGTTATAAGTCTGTGATATAATCTGGCCAATCTCAGGGTCATTGTTTGATGATATCGTAGCAACGTCTAATAGTAAATCTTTAGTGACTGGTATGGATTGCTTTTTTAACCTGTCAATAACTTTATCGCTTAGAGCAGCTACCTCTCTCAAGATCATGGTCTTATTATCCTTTGGCCCAATAAGCTCAACACCCTTTTTTACTAGTGCCTCGGTTAAAACAATTGCTGTAGTTGTACCATCACCCGCTTCAGAAGCTGTTCGATCTGCCGCCTCCTTCATCATCTGTACCGATAGGTTCTCTACCGCATCCAAAAGCTGAATGCTCTTAGCTACAGTAACACCGTCTTTTGTAACAGTTATGCCGTGCGTGTGATGTGGGCTTTCAATTAGAACTGTGTTACCCATTGGACCTAAAGTGCTCTTAACAGCATCTGATAGTTTTGTGATTCCCGATATAAGTTTTGATTGTGCGTCTTTGCCAAAATGTAAATCCTTTGGCGAATATCCTCCCGAATTATCCATTTGATTTTATTTGATTTGATTTATACAAATATATAAAAAATGTCGAATGTTGATTTTTTTTCCCTTTACTTATATATATATTTTTTTATTATTTATTGTTGTTTCAACTTTTCCCATGCGAGGATAATTAACATAATCAACATAAGTAATGATTATCAATTAGTTAACTATCAATAACCAACATATAATTAACATGCTTTATGTCGAAAATCAACATAATTAACGGTTTGTTACATCTATAAACCAAATGAAGAATAATAAAATACCTATGAAATATATATCATTTAAATTCATCACTCTTTTTTTTAAGTCAATTTATATACTTTATAGCTTAAATATGTTGGTTTTTAAATAAAAAAAAGGCTACCCCTGAGTAAAGTAGCCTTCCCACAATTAAGATAATTAACCAACAAATTATCCAAACAAATTCTTCATCATTTCAGCTCGACTTATTCCTTCTGCTATCATCTTGATCTTACGATCCTCATCAATAATCCTCTTCATGTTTGCAGCCTGTTGTATACCTGTCATGCTATTAACCCTGCCGTTTATTAACCTACCGTTTTTTACATACAACCCATCAACCATATCGCTGACCTTGTTGTCTCTACTCATTTTTTTCATAACTCTTTATTGTTATACCTATTAAACCTAAATATATAACTAGCTCTGACCAGTCATGTTCCCTATCTCTAGAGTAATAGGACCAACCTAATGCAAACCCTACTCGTAACCTGTTGTATAACTCTAGCCTATAAGACATTACCAAAGATACAAATTTATTAGATACGTAGGGCTTGTGTATAATACTACCCCGCACGCGCGCAAGGGCGTGTCGGAAATCAAGATTTTTTTTTGGGGGGTGGGTTTAAATTTAGATTTTTTTTCTCGGATTTTTTGGCGTTTTTTTGGTGGCTATTGCTCACCATGAGCATTTTTTTTGCCTATGATCACCCCGTATTTGATCCCGTTTTTTTGTTTAGCGTTTACCCTTTCATGCGTTCAGGGGTTAAGGGTTTCCCCTTAATACCCCCCAAACCAAAAAAGAATATAAATTTTATTAGGTAAAATCCAGGAAAATTACCAGTATATAAGTAACTGATTACCAAGCGTTTATATAATATATAAATCCTGGACCAACTAAAAACAAAAATTTTAAGTTTAAAAGGATTAGTTTAATATATATTTTATATATTTGTAGAAGTTTATTAATATAAATCTAATAATATGGAAACAATTAAAATTAAGCCTTTCAGCAATTGCGAAATCTTAACGGGCAACGCATTGGGGAAATTAAACACGGGATCCCTTGATCCAAAAACTTTCAAGTTAATTCATGCAGTAGTATTTAATGTATGCGAACAATTGGAAAGACTGCCCGAATTAAAAAACAACAATATTAAAATCAACGAATAGAAATTATGACACAATTAAAAAGGTACAAACAAAATTTAAAAATTGTAGGTAATAGCGTTTATTCTTACAATACCCACGTTGCCGAGATTGTCGGCAATGAATTACACAAAATTGCTTGGAGGGTTAACGGCATGACATCAAGCCCAACAACATCAAAGCACATTAATTATGTTGCAAATGAATTAAATTTAAATCTAATCAAATGAGAACAAAAACAGTAGACATAAATGCTAAAGAATGGTTCGACAAAGTAAACGGAAATTCTTATTTCTGTGGAACTGTTACTCTTAATTATGGCATGACAAACGAGGAAACTTTTTTAATGCCGTTTCAATATGGCTACGGCTCACAATATGAACAAGAGGCAAAAGCAATTTTAACCTATGCAAATAAAATTTCCCCTAACTATGAAACCCTTTATTCTTATTGCAAGAGGGAAAATATAATTTTTAGGTCAAGCATTGAAAAAGATTGTTTAAAAAGAGAATTAAAGCAAATAGAAAAAGACTATAATAGAAATTTAGAAATGGCATAACCCCAACCCCACATACAACGCCACGCCTTGAAAAAGTGCGTGGTTTTGGTGGTAACAGACGTTAACAAATATTGAAATAAAACTTTTAAAAACTATTTAAAATGAAAGCAAAAGAAATAACCAACACGCTATTAAAAAGCGTTCTATTAATTGTAGTGATTAATTTAATAGGATTAACCATAGCTGTAATAGAATATTTAATTAAATAAATAAATTATGAAAAGATTTTACGGAACAGAACAGAAAAAGACTAACAGAGAATTAACTAAATGGATTGACAATTTATCTGTTGAGGATGCTAAAAGAATGAACATCAAAAAAGATTTTGATCTGTCAACAGGTAATATCAAAAACCATTTCGGAAATTATTTTAAACCTAAAAACAAATAAAAATGACAGTAAAACATTTAATACAGGAGTTACAAAAAATTAAAGACAAAGAAAGAAATATACAAATCTTGATTGGAAATGATGATAAAGACTATCATGGCTCTGATGACTTTACACTTATGCACACTTTAGACAATGATGAGCAAAGTGTAGAGATATTTATAAACGAAAATTGGATATACGAAATTTAAAACCTAATAAGATGAGAATAATTGAAAACACAAAGGTCATTGAAAAAGCTATCTCCTATGATGGGGATAGCTATATGGTATGGGAGTATACCAATGACAACAAGAACAAAGAGATAGCGATCATGGATCCGACAGGATATGATGTAAGTCTAATGACAGAAGTCATCGAGGATGGCGATGTGGAAACGGAGGTACATTTACATTGTCCTGATCCTGAAGAATACATACACCAACAATTTATAAACTTTAAATAAAATGAATGAACACGAAGATCAAGAAATAGTTGATGTTCTTGCGAGGGATTTCCCTCATGTATTTGAACAGATACTAGAGTATTTAGATCAAAAAGGATAGCATGGTGCATTGGGAGGTTCGATTCCTCCCTATCCACGAGTAATAATGCTCAATAATTTAACCAACAATAAAATGGGAAGATATTATAATGGCGATGTAGACGGAAAGTTTATGTTCGCAGTACAATCAAGCGATGCACACACAAGATTTGGTGCAGAAGAAGTGGAACCAAGCTATATTGATTATCAAATCAGTAGAGATAGTTATGATGATATAGTCAAGGAACTAGATTCAATTGATAAGGGTTCAATTGAAAGGGTAAACAAAATGTTTGAAGAAAACAATGGCTACAATGATGAGATTCAGAAACAATACAATGTTACAAAAGAAGATTTATCTGAGTACGCTGACTATCGTTTAGGAAAACAAGTTAAGGACTTCTTTGATGATAACCCAGAAGATGATTATTGTAATTTTACTGCTGAACTTTAATTGATGAGAATAACACAGAACTTTGGAAAGCGACAAGGGTATGGTAACATCACCCATGTCGCATTCATAGTACATACGATGTACAAGAGGAGAGGAGGAATAAAAATGGATATATTTGTAGAGGCAACAGTAAATGATAAAGGTATTCAGACTGTATCTCTTCGAGAGAATGGCACGAATAAGATGCTAAGTATCGACCATGTGAATAGTTATGATCTGTATGAATTTATAATAAGGGAAGTAAACAAAGACCTATGAAAAAAATATTTGTATCCATAATCAGATTTGTAAAACTAAAACTTAAGCAACGCAAAATAAGAAAAAGCAGACACGATAAGCTGTGGGATCAATTAATAAAGAACGACCAAAAATGTAGGCAGTTAAGATTACAAATGGCACGAGCCAATAAAAATGCACCTACAAGAAAAGACTATGTAATCAATGATCAGAAAGTCCGACAAATTATTTATCTTAGTCTACAACAACTTAAACTCCAAAACCAACTTAAATATGATTAAAATAATTGATCCAATAGTAAATGATCCGATGAACGTTGACTTTCTAAGAGAGAGCAATGTGGTTTTAAGAAAAGAAATAAAAAGGCTGAACGAAGAATTACAGTTAGCCAAGAACCAGCTCCACCAGGAGTATTTGTTCACAAGAAAATAGTTTTTTTGTTGTTTGTTGAAGGGAGGGACAGAAATGTTCCTCCTTTTTTTATATTCAAAATCAGGGTTTCCCAAACTTTCTAAACTTTAATTAAACTTATATCAATAAAATATATTATCTTTATGAAAATTTAATTTAATTTTAATCAAATGCGTTTAACCAACAACCCAAGCATTGATGCTTTCGCTGATGATGAGTATCAATCCCAAGAGTTTATTAAGAAAGCAGAACGAGAGAGAAAGCAGAAACCTATCTCTACCTCTGATGACTTAATCTCTTTAGGCCGTGCAATCAGCACCGACCTCAACATTAATCCTTTATTTAAAAATCTATTCAAATGAAGCAGTACATTTTCGACCAGTTTGTGGACAACATTCTCAAGCATACTGGATTTACTAAGGAACAACTCTTTGCTAATAATCGTAAGAGTGATGTTTCGGATGCAAGAAAATTTTTGTACAAATTGTGCAAGGATCGAGGGATAACAACTAAAGCTATTGAAACGTACATGGAAGAGAATGGTTATGTATGTTATTCTAACACCATTCCTCAAGCGTTATCTACACTTGAAAAACAGATCGCTAATGATCCTGACTACTCAGTTATCTTACAAAAATTATCTATCGTAGATGCCTAGTCTTATGGAGATATTTGATCAAGCAAAGAACGACCCAAGTTCTGTCAACATAGATGGGAGGGGTTATGAGTCTAGGATGATGCATGGCGTTCAGATCATGTGTTATGAAGAGACTGGCGAGATTAAAATATTTAATCCACGAGGCAAGGAATATTACGAAGAGCTTACACCACCTGAATATTTATTATTTGAGGGGGGATGGCGAAGAGGTGTTTACACTTTGGTACTCCAGTCATATAGAAATCGATTGGATATAATAGAGAAAAGAATACCTGAGATTTTAAACAACAAGAAGAGTCTGACTGCATTAAAAGAAAGGCGAACAGGCATTCTTAAAAAGTATTTTAAGTTAACACAAAAACTCAACCAACTATTATGAAAAATTATTACAAGGCATTAGCCAATTTCCAACAAGAATGTCCTGTCTTATTAAAAGAAAACGATGGGTTCAATTATAAATACATTGACTTACCCAAAATTATCCACACAATTAATCCTCTGATGAAAAAATATGGGTTAGGATTTACACAAAAGTTAGGGACTAATAAAGAAACACAACAACCATGTTTAACCACTACCATATTCCATGTAGAAAGTGGTGAGTTCGATACAGATACAGTTGATATACCAATTGTAGAAATGAAAAGTCAAAATTTATATCAATCACTTGGTTCTGGAACCACCTATTTTAGAAGGTACGCACTATCTTGTCAACTCGGTATTGTAAGTGACAAAGACCTTGATGCATATGGGGAACAAGCTCAACCAGTAGCTAAAAAGCAATTAGACATGGGTGTTCCAAAAAAGAAAGGTAGTGTTCCTACTGGCGATGTGTCAGAAGATTTAATTACTATTAAAAAAGGTATTGACAATGGTAAGGATTTAGAAAAAGATATTATCCCATGGCTTAGAAAGACATATGATGATCTAACAATTGAAGAACTTAAAACTAAAATAGATGGCAAAGAAAAAGTTAAGTAACAAAGAAATAATTAAAAGGCTTCGTAATGATGATGATTATTACGGTGAGTTTGGAAAGCAATGGCTTTCTAATTCTAACATTAAAGACTTGCAACCAAAAACATTCAAGCAGTTTGGTCAGGTGATGGAAGACAATGAAAACTTTATCAAAGGAAGATACTTTCATCAACTAATTTTAGAGCCTGAGAAAGCAAAAAACTTCCCTATTTTTACTGAAACCAAAACAAGGGGAGTTAAATATGAAGACTATCTCAAGGCAAATAATATTTCATCTGCTATTTTAGAACACGAGGCTATATTGATGGAGGAACTGCGTGATGAACTTCTAAATGTAAAAGGGTATGGGGGAGCAAAGCAACAGATTGCTGATCTCATTTTAGACAAGGATGCCGAGTATGAGGTCCCTGTTGTTGGGGAGATATTTGGCCATCCTTTCAAAGCAAAGGCTGACATTATAAGTAAGGGTGTGGTTATTGATTTAAAAACAACCACGGCCAAGCACGATGAGGAGTTTAGGTGGCTTGGTAAAAACAAGTATTACTATGATACTCAGGCTTACATCTACCAAACATTGTTTGACAAGCCGATGACTTTTATTGCAATAGATAAAAACAAAAAGGTATATGGGGACACTGGTGAAACCTATCATGAAATTTATGTCTGCCCAGTGAGTGAGGATTCGGCACTTGAAGGGAAAAAAAAGGTGGAGTCAGCCATTCAACTCTATGAATACTATCATGGAAAGAATAAAAAAGAAGACATAAGAAACGTAATATATAATCTTAAATTTTAAACTATGAGTGAAAAGTATGTACACCCAAATGGGAAAGGAAGTTTATTTGTTAATTCGTACAAAAAAGAGGGAGGCAACCAACCCGACTACAAGGGTACTGGAACCACATTAGATGGAAAGGAAATAGAGATTTCAGCATGGAAAGGTAAAACCCAGGCTGGAGGCGAGAAGATTTCTCTAACCCTAAATGAACCATATGTAAAACCCACACAGGACAATGCTCCTGCTCCAGCTCCTCCCAAAGTGGAGAAAGCTGACCCTGATTTACCATTTTAGGTAACCCCAACTAAACTAGGGGGAGTTATACTCCCCCTTTTTTTTGTGTTAAATGTTAA